AAGGTAAAGACATAAATGAGATGATAATGAATGGTATGACAGAAAGTGAAATCAAAGAAATCATAGATACTAATACATTCTCTGGTTTGAGAGCGTTGACTGAGTTTACATATTGGAAGAAATTATGAGAGTTAAATTGATAGGATTGACAGCCGGAATAGACGGACATGGTAGTGCAGAAGATTTGATTGTTTACATGGCTAGAGTTTCTAACCCAAGCAATCAACAAAGCACAACAGGTAAAGACAAACTCATTGGTTATTTGATTCGCAATGAACACTGGTCGCCATTTGAAATGGTGTCAGTCGTGATAGAAATAAATACTACACGGGATATAGCAAGACAGATTTTAAGACATCGTTCTTTTTCGTTTCAAGAATTTTCACAAAGATATGCTGACCCAACAACTGAATTGACTTTTGGTTTAAGGTCAGCTAGAAAGCAAGACCCAAAGAATCGTCAAAACAGTGTTGAGTTAGATGGTACATTGGGTAGTGCATTGTTGAGTGATGAATGGATTCAGAAACAACAAGAATTGATTGCTCACTCATTAGAAACATATCAGTGGGCTATTGAAAAAGGTATTGCTAAAGAACAAGCGAGAGCAGTTCTTCCTGAAGGAAACACACACTCAAAAATGTACATGAACGGCACTCTTCGTTCATGGATTCACTATTGTCAATTAAGAATGTCTAACGGCACTCAAAAAGAACATGCAGAAATTGCAAGTGCTTGTTGGGACATTATTGGTCAGAAATTTCCTAATGTTGTAAAAGCATTAGATAGCAGTAATTAATTAAAATTGGAGTTAAGATGGTAGACACCGTTAATGGTATTGTAGTAGATTTTTCTCGTGATAATTTATTTGATGAGTTAGGTTTAAAGAGATTAAAAGAATCATATATGCGAGAAGAAGAATCTTCTCCTCAGGAAAGGTTTGCATATGTATCAAAAGCGTTCGGCTCTAATCAGGAACATTCGCAGAGACTATATGAGTATAGCAGTAAACATTGGTTATCTTATTCTACTCCCATTCTTAGTTTTGGGCGTTCTAAGCGTGGCCTTCCTATTTCATGTTTCTTACCTTATCTTCACGATTCTGCCGAAGGTTTGGTTGATTGCTTGGCAGAAGTTAACTGGCTATCGATGCTAGGTGGTGGAGTAGGAATTGGCGTTGGAATCCGTAGTACTGACGATAAGTCTGTTGGTGTTATGCCTCACCTTAGGACTTATGATGCGTCAAGCCTCGCCTACCGCCAGGGCCGTACACGCCGTGGTTCTTATGCCGCTTATCTTGATATTTCTCATCCAGACATTCTTATCTTTCTTGAAATGAGAAAGCCTACTGGCGACCAAAACATGCGTTGCCTGAATCTACATCACGGTATCAACATCACCGATGACTTCATGCGTATCATTGAACAGTGTATGCTTGACCCTGAGTTTGATGATACATGGGAACTAAAAGACCCACACAATAATGAAGTAAGAGACACGATACCTGCAAGAGAATTGTGGCAGAGAATTCTTGAGATGCGTATGATGACAGGTGAGCCATATCTACATTTCATTGACACAAGCAATCGCATGATGCCAGAGTTTCAAAAGAAACTAGGTCTATCAATCAAACAATCAAATCTATGTTCTGAAATTATTTTACCAACAGACAAAGACCGCACTGCTGTTTGTTGTTTGTCTTCTGTTAACTTGGAGTACTATGATGAGTGGAGAACGGATGCTAATTTTCTTCGTGATATTGCTGAAATGTTGGATAATGTTTTGGAGTATTTCATTTCTAATGCTCCTGAAGCCATTAGCCGTGCAAAGTATTCTGCCATTCGTGAGCGGAGCATTGGCATCGGTGCTTTGGGTTTTCATGCTTATCTACAACGAAACAGCTTCCCGTGGGAATCAGCACAAGCAGTCGGAAGAAACAAACAAATCTTCAAACACATCAGGAGTAAACTAGATGAGGCAAATCTTCAATTGGGTTCTGAAAGGGGTGAAGCACCTGACGCCGTTGGTACTGGGAAGCGTTTTAGTCATATGCTGGCCATTGCTCCTAATGCATCTTCCTCTATTATCATGGGCAATACTTCTCCTTCCATTGAACCTTACAGAGCAAATGCTTACAGGCAAGACACCTTGAGTGGTGCATCATTGAATAAAAACAAATGGCTAGATAGAATTATCAAAGGCCTTGTACAAACTGAAAACGAATATAATGATGTATGGTCATCAATCATTGCTAACGATGGTTCATGCCAACATCTAGATATACTTGATGAATGGCAGAAAGATGTATTCAAAACAGGTATGGAGATTGACCAACGATGGGTTATTCAACATGCGGCTGATAGACAAGAATTTATCGACCAAGCACAATCATTGAATGTTTTCTTTAGACCAGATGTAAATGTGAAGTATCTTCATGCAGTACACTTTCAAGCATGGAAACAAGGATTGAAGACTATGTACTACTGCCGCTCTGAGAAATTAGCTAAAGCAGATAAAGTATCGAAGAGAATCGAAAGAAATGTAATTGAAGAAATTGATATGAAGGCACTCGCTTCAACTGAAGAAGTTTGTTTAGCTTGCGAGGGCTAAATGAAACCTACTATAGCATTGTTTGTATGTGATCCGAAGTGTTCAGTACAATCATCTAATGGTGTAATGAAAGCATTATCAGGTAGTTATGACTTCAAACTATTTTCAAAGAATGAAGTTGAAGAGGGTTTCTTTGATGATGTTGATATGGTTGCATTTCCAGGTGGTATCGGTGATTCAGATTCATATGATATCATACTGAAAAACAACAAAGATGTTGTAGTCAATTTTGTAGCAAGAGGTGGTAAGTATCTTGGCATTTGCATGGGTGCATATTGGGCAGGTAAAGATTACTTCAACATACTTGACAAAGTAGATGCGGTACAGTATATTAAGAGACCTGGTACTTGCACAAGAAGACCACATGCAAAAAATATGCGTGTTATGTGGAGAAATCAACCATACGACATGTTCTTCTATGATGGTTGTGCTTTAGTTGGTGGTGAAAACTCTCCGTATGAAACCATAGCAACATATAGCAATGGTGACAACATGGCCATTATTCAAAATCGTATAGGTTTAATTGGTTGTCATCCAGAGAGTGGACAGTTTTGGTATGATAGTTATAGTTGGATGAGGGGTAAGTATCATAATGGAACTCAACACACACTATTATTAAATTTTGTAAACGAATTAATGGAGAGATAAATGAAAAGAATTTTAAGATTTACTGCATCATGGTGTGAACCATGCAAAGCATTGTCAATGAATTTAGAAAGCGCAGACATCAAATTACCTATCGAAGTTGTTGATATCGATGTGCATGATGATTTGTCAAAAGAATATGGTATTCGCAGTGTGCCTACATTAGTGATGCTTGATGAGAATATTGAAGTGAAAAGAATGGTTGGATCGAAAACAGTAAAAGAATTACAAGAGTGGGCACAATGAGCAAAAGAAAAAGTAATCTATCAGAAGAGAGAACAAGTTTTAAACCTTTCAACTATCCATGGGCATATGATGCATGGTTGAAACATGAGCAATCACATTGGTTACATACAGAAGTGCCAATGGCAGAAGATGTTAAAGATTGGAAGAATAAGTTATCAAAAGAAGAGAAACAATTTCTAACACACATCTTCAGATTCTTTACGCAAGGTGACATTGATGTTGCTGGTGGCTATGTAACAAACTATCTACCATACTTTCCACAACCAGAAGTTCGTATGATGTTGTTAGGTTTTGCGGCCCGTGAAGCATTGCACATTGCCGCATATTCACATTTGATTGAGACACTCGGTCTTCCTGAAACAACATACAATCAGTTTCTTGAGTATGAGGCAATGAGAGCCAAGCATGATTATGTCATGGACTTATCTGCACAGAATACAACAAAAGAGAACACTGCAACCCATATCGCCGTGTTCAGTGCTTTCACTGAAGGGATGCAGTTGTTCTCATCTTTTATCATGTTGTTGAATTTTCCAAGAACAGGTAAGATGAAAGGTATGGGTCAAATCGTTACATGGTCTATTGTAGATGAAACTCTACATGCTGAGAACATGATTAAAGTTTTTCGCACATACATAGAAGAGAATAAAGAGATATGGAACGATGACCTCAAAGGGCGCATCTATTCTATTGCAGAAAGAATGGTCGAGTTAGAAGATAAGTTTATTGACCTTGCTTTTTCTATGGGTGCTATGGAAGGTCTTTCTAGTGAAGATGTTAAGAAGTATATTCGTTATATTGCTGATAGACGATTGATATCTCTTGGTCTTAAAGGTATTTTTAAAGTAAAAAGAAATCCACTACCATGGGTCGAAGAAATGATTAATGCACCTATTCACGGAAACTTCTTTGAGAACAGAGTGACTGACTATGCTAAAGGCGCTTTGTCTGGTAGTTGGGGAGAAGATGTTTGGGCTAAGGCGGCATAATGTCATATTCTAATCTGGTTATTGAACACTACGAGAATCCACGAAATGTTGGTTCTCTAGATAAAAACGATCCAACAGTTGGCACTGGTATGGTAGGTGCGCCAGCTTGTGGTGATGTAATGAAACTTCAAATTAAAGTTGAAGATGGAATTATTACTGATGCTAAATTTAAAACATATGGATGTGGTTCAGCTATCGCATCAAGTTCACTTGTTACCGAATGGGTCAAAGGAAAGACACTTGACCAAGCATGGCAAATCAAAAACAGTGAGATTGCTAATGAACTGGCCTTACCACCAGTTAAGATTCATTGCTCTATACTTGCAGAAGATGCAATTAAAGCGGCAATACATGACTATCAACTAAAATGTGAGTGTGTATGATTACTCTAACAGAAAACGCAAAAACTCAACTAACTGAGATTCTTTTGGATGAGCCTGCCATGAAATATGTGAGAGCATTTATCACTGGTGGTGGTTGCTCAGGATTCAATTATGGATTTACACTTGAAGAAAACAAAGAAGAAGATGACTTTGTTTTCGACAATCTTTTAGTTGATGCCATGAGTATGCAGTATTTTGATACTGCTACAATCGACTACACGACAGACAAACTAAAGGGATCACAATTTGTGATATCAAACCCGAATGCAAAATCAACATGTGGTTGCGGCAGTAGCTTTTCAGTATAGAAAATATTAAGAAGGCATAATGTCACATATCGTTGCTAATTTACCACCAGTAAAATGTTTTGTTCGTAAAGAGTTTCTCTATGACTTTGAGAAAGGTCATGGAGAACTTGAGCCGTGTTGGTGGGTTAGCATCAAGTCACTAAGAGGTCAAGCATTTCGTATTGAAGCATATCTAAACAACTATGGCGCATTATATGACAAACTACCATTACACGCATTTTGTTGGAAACCAATTCAAAACGAATTGCCATTAGACTATTTGCAATTGTGGGACTGCCTTTCATATGATATAACTGTCATTAAAAAAGCGCAGTTGCAATCAATGAAATGTAAGTTTAAGTTAAAAAATGGAGATTGGCAATATGGTGTTTATATGTTTACAGTTGATTCTGCTCATCCTGATTTTAACATACTTGATACAGGGTTTTCTGAAGATATCGAAGACCACAAGTCTTATAATTTCATCATGTGTGATAATGGTCAGTTTGGTGCTCAGCCAAATAATCGATTAATTATTTTGGAACCTAGTAGTAATCCAGGAGAATTAAAAAAGCCAGATTTTAAAGTTGCAACAAAAAAATGGTCAGTTGAAACCGATTCAAAATGGGCATTGGGTGATACAGATACGGTCATGTACGAACACTCAAAATGATAAAAAAATATCGCAGTATTTTTATTAGTGATGTACATTTGGGAACAAGAGATTGCAAAGCAGAGCAACTCAACAATTTTTTAAAGAATAACACCTGCGAGACATTATATCTTGTGGGTGATATCATTGATGCATGGCGAATTCAACAGAACAAGTGGCGTTGGAAACAGAGTCACACAAATGTTGTTCGCCGTGTGCTTGGTCATGCTAAACGAGGCACACGAGTAATCTATGTTGCTGGCAACCACGATGAATTTTTAAGACCAATGATACCTTATGGTTTCAGTTTCGGTCTAGTCGAAATACACAATCAAATAGAACATATCGGTGCTGATGGTAAACACTATCTGGTCACACATGGTGACCTCTTCGATGGCATCACAAGACTGGCACCATGGCTTTCATTTTTAGGAGATAGGGCATATGATTTTATTTTATCGCTTAATAGCAAATTCAATTGGCTACTGCACCGCTTTGGTCTTCGGTATTTTAGTCTTAGCAAATATCTCAAAACAAGAGTAAAACGAGCAATCGATTTTATTTTTAAGTTTGAAGAAAACTTAGCAAACTATTGCAAGAAAAAAGGTTATGATGGTGTGATATGTGGTCACATACATCATGCAGAGATAAAGGAGATTAATGGTGTGATGTATATGAATGATGGTGATTGGGTTGAAAGTTGTACAGCACTTGTAGAACATCACGATGGCCGTTGGGAGATAATTATATGGACACAGGAGACCGATAGTGTTACAGGATAAAATTACAATCGTTGTTCCATGTAAAAATGAAGAAACATATATTTTTCATCTATTGTATCATCTGAAGAAACAAAACATTGGCAACACAAAAATTATCATTGCCGATTGCTCTACTGATGATACAAGAGAAGTCATCGATTTCTACAAAGAAGATTTGAAATTGAATGTAGAGGTTATTGATGGTGGACCAGTTTCTATTGCAAAGAACAATGGTGCTAAACTTGCTACCACACCATACATTCTATTCATTGATAGTGATGTGAGATTCTTCTCAGATACAATTATATCTGATTGTGTGCAAGAGTTAGAGACAAATAACTTAGATTTGATTGGCACATACATAAAGTGTTACGATGGTGATAAAAGGGCTCAGATTGGATTCATGCTGTTCAATGGTGTGAATAAAATTATGAGCCGAAAAGTTCCTTTTGCTGTTGGTGCATTCATGCTAACTCGCCGAGATAAATTCGAGCAGTATGGTGGGTTTGCAGAAAAGTATGGCACCAGTGAAGATTTCTTTCTATCAAAAAAATATGATGTAAAGAAATTCAAGTTAGTCAAACACTACTTTGGTCAAGACAGCAGAAGATTTCAGAGAATGGGATACTTTGGTATGGTATGGTATCTCATAAAAAACTTTTGGAACAGAAACAATGAGAAATATTGGAACAACATAGACTATTCAAAATATTGGAAATAACAAATGAAAAAAATAACATTATACTTCGCCTTCAGTTTATTAGTGTGTGGCTTAAACACTAATGCAATTGCTCAAGGTAAGCAGAAGGTAGGCGTTACATATGATGCGGTTATAACCCGTGTGATTGATGGCGATACAGTAGCATTTCAAGCAAATTTTTTGCCAGAACCCCTTAAAAAGGAATTGTCAATAAGAGTGTTTGGTGTTGATACACCAGAAAAAGGTCACAGGGCACAATGCCCTTTAGAGGCTTCTAAAGGAGAAGCCGCAACATTATTTACAAAGACTCAAGTTAATGCATCAACTAAACGACAAGTCATACTCATGGACTGGGACAAGTATGGTGGTCGTGTATTGGGTGATGTTATTTTAGATGGCAAATCGCTTCGAGAAATGCTCATTCATCAAGGCTTTGCCCGTGAGTATTACGGTGAAGCCAAACAGTCGTGGTGCAACTGATAATTACAATTGTTTCAAGAATGAGCGAAGCATCCATCCATGCTTATCATGTGCAGTGATTCTATCTTGCAAAGCATTAGCAACACCTTGTTCATTAGCGGCATTAGCGGCATTGTATGCATCATATAAAGATGCTCTCACGATGTCATTATCAGCAACTAATTTCATAACCATGTCACGGGCTGATGGTACTGCATTTTCATCTTGGACAGATGAAAGTTCTGCGAATCTACTAAGCGAACCAGGAGCATATGCATCTTGAGTGCGAATCAATTCAGCGATTAAGTCTACAGCGAGAAAAAGTTCGTTGTATAAATCAGCAAAGAAGTCGTGAAATTGTGCAAAGAACATTCCCTCAACATTCCAGTGGAAGTTATGAGATTTAAGATACATAGCAAAGGTATTTGCTTGCACACGCTTGAGAAGTTCAACTAGGTCCATGAAGAGTCCTTTAATTAAGAGATATAAGTATATTTATAAGGAGAAAGTATGCAGTTAAAACACACTTGCGAAAACTGCAATTCCAGTTTTAGAATTTCATATGTTGAGACAGAAACTGAGGATGACCCTCATTACTGCCCATTTTGCGGCGAATACATTATTGAGGATGATGATACTTTAACAGACGATGATGATAACGAATGAGTGGACATATAATGGCAATCTATTTACATCAGAACAAACTGAAGGTTTCTATGGGTTCGTATACCTCATTACGAACACTGATAATAATCGAAAGTATATAGGTCGAAAGTATTTCACAAAAGCAAAAACAACTCAGCTAAAAGGCAAAAAGAAAAGGTCAAGAGTCGGCTCTGGATGGGAAGACTATTGGGGTTCTAATAAAGTTTTAGTTGAAGAGGTTGCAGTTCATGGTAAAGAAAAATACAGGAGGGAAATTCTACATCTATGCAAATCAAGGTCCGAATGCAGTTATATGGAGACTTTTGAAATCTTCAATCGTTCCGCTCTTTTGAGTGAGTCTTACTATAACTCATGGGTCACTTGTAAAATCCACAAATCTCATGTAATAGGAAAAATCGATGGCACGAAAACCAACAGCAAACACTGAATCAACAGTAGCCAAAACAACCAATCAATTCAAAACAACTAATCAACTAAAAATTAGAATTGATGACTTAAAAACATTTACCCCATTAACAGAGAACCAAAAGATATTTTTTGATGCATATCGTAGAGGTGATTATTTCGTAGCACTACACGGTGTTGCAGGTACAGGTAAAACATTCTGTGCATTGTATAAAGCAATTGAAGAAGTTCTAGACAAATCTAATCCATTCAACAAAATCATTGTAGTTCGTTCAGCGGTGCAAAGCCGTGAGATAGGTCACCTTCCGGGTGATGTAAACGAAAAGATGGAAATCTATCAGCAACCATACAGGCAAATTTGCGAGACACTATTCGGTCGCCGTGATGCATGGGACAGACTAGAAGAACAACATCACATAGAGTTTATCAGCACTTCATTCATTCGTGGTATGTCATTCGATGACGCTATCATTATTGTAGATGAGATGCAGAACATGACTTTTGAAGAAATCGATACCGTTATGACACGGGTAGGTTATCGTTCAAAAATCATCTGGTGTGGTGACTATCGTCAAACAGACTTGAACAAGAAGAAAAATGATGTGTCTGGTATTCTTAAATTCTTTGATATTGCCATGCACATGAAAGCATTCACTAGAATTGAGTTTACCGCAGATGACATTGTTCGTTCATCATTGGTGAAAGACTACATCTTGGCGAAGATGCAATATGAGGACAATATTAACTGATTTTATGTTGCACCGCACAATGGATTACTATATAATGATATGGGCGCTCAATTGTGAGGCCCATTAATTAATCGTCTTAGGAGATAAAATATGTTCGCAGTAGATACATTCATCGACACCGTTCAAGGTGCAAAAAAATACTTTGTCAATACTTACATCACAGACAAAGAAATTCAAAAACCTCTAAATGCTTTCGTTGATACACAAACCGCTTTTGTTAAGCAAATTGTGAAGACTAATCAAGAGTTGGCTGAGCAAATGCAAGCAACCCTAGAGAAGTTCGCAAAACCAGCAAAGGTGTAAAGGCTAGTAGAGGATTGCTTTTACATACATAATAGTATGCAGAAAGAACCTCTATCTCTCATCTATCGAAAAATCCTTCAACAGGATATTCGTAAGACAATGAAAACTTGGAACCCAATCCTTAGAAACGGTTGGGTCATCAAGTTCTCTATCTACAGAGATGAGAACATTTTATTGTTGTTTACATCTAAACACACAGGGCAGACCTTCATCAGGTACTTCAATGAAGAAAATGATGCAGTCACTTTTATCAATTTTGTGTGTGATGTGTTAGATTCGAATAGGGTTCATTTCGAAAATTCAAAATAGTACAATCTTAGTTGTCATTCAGAAAAGTGTTGCGTAAAAACAACACTTTTTTTGTGCTTGACAAATGGCACAATGTGTGTTATAGTACACATATTGACACATTTCACTGCATTAGGTGAGCCATGGCACACATTATGAAACCTTCACTAAAACCTCGCAATCCAGTTGCAAAAGATTTACGCACACCTAAATATCGCCAACGGGTAGAGTTGAGTGTAAAAGTGTATTCACGCCCAAAGAACAAACAAAACTATCAAAAGGAACTGCATGTCATTACATCCTAAACCTGCCGATTACGATGGCTTCTATTTCGTACCAGACCCGGAGGATGATGATAGCACACAGTTTCAGTATTTCACATTCAACAATGCCGAGACTAGAGGACTGAAAGTTAAGGGCAATGATTTTGGTGACTTGTACCATGTAATCCTGTTCAAGACCAATGATGACAATGTGCCGATTCTTGATGAAAACTTTGAGGCAGTCTTCAGTGACCCAATTGTCTATGCCAAAAATTTATCTGACATGAGCATCTATGGTTGCATTCTAAGAAAGACCAATACTTCGCCCAATTGGATAAAAGATTACTTGACAAACTATGCGGATCGTGTTAAGATGTATCTATCTGAATCGTAATGGAGATGTTTATGAGTACTGAAATTGTGTTTAAGAGTGAAAAAGAAAAGAATTGGCTTCGAGCCATATTGCAAGAAGGTGTTGTGACAATCACATTCACTAAAAAAGATTTAAGTGAGCGAGTGATTAAGGCTACACTGAAAGAAGATTTGATTCCTTTCGATATGATTCCAAAAGGAACCTCTACTCGCAAGAAGAGTGAAGAATCACAATCGGTGTTTGATGTTGAGAAAGATGAATGGCGTTCATTTCGCTGGGATTCTATTAAGGGTTTCAATTTTTCTATCGGAGAAGAAGTATGAGAAAGACAGTCCTTGCATTGTTGATTGCACCTAGCATTGCCTTTGCACAAAATCAAATAACACCTAACAATCAATTGCAGTTTCGTGATGTTGCTAGAGTTGTGGATGTTGAGCCTGTATTTTCAATGCAGAATGTTCCATCACAATCATGTAGGCAAGTGACTGTAGTTGGACCTAGTAGTGATGGCACTACAGGAACAGTGATTGGTGGTGTTGCTGGTGGCATCATTGGTCATCAAGTAGGTGGTGGTATTGGGCAAGGCATATCAACAGCAATTGGTGCCGTGACTGGTGCTATAGTTGGTAGTAAGATTGATAAATCAATGTCGCAACAATCACAAGTCCAGACACAATGCTTTACCACATATCAAACAGTATCTGCACCTGAAGGATACAATACGACTTTAGATTATCATGGAAGACAATTGACAATTCGTACAAGTCATTTTTTACAAATCGGCTCAACGCTGAA